TCATCGGGTTGGGGTGACCTTGGCGCCGCGGCGCTTGCGCACATAGTGCTCGGTCATCACCACCGAGGAATGGCCGAGCTGCTTCTGAGCCTGGCGGATGTCACCAGCTGAATCGGTCTTGTCGGTACCGGCCTTTGCGCGCAGATCCCTGAACTGGATGCCTGTGATCTGGGCCCCTTTGCAGGCCTTTAGCCAGCGCCTGGACATCGCAGCCACGGTCATCGAGCGGCCATGCTCATTCACCACCAGCCGGGTGCTGTGGACGGTGTACCCGTGCTTCCGGACCCTGATCCTCTCCAGCAGCGCCGATAGATCTGCACTTACCTCGACCCGAAGCTTATGGGCGGTCTTGTTCTGCGTGAGGTGCACAGCGCCATCGCGCACGTCCATTTCGGTCAGGCTGAGGACATCCGCCGGGCGCTGGCCGAGCAGGTAGGCGAGGTCCATCGCATCTTGCACGCAGGCGTCCGCTGCTGCCCAAATGGCCTGGTACTGCGCGTCCTCGATGTAGACGTCGCGGCCGGTTTCCTTGAATCCCTTGATGCCGGCGCAGGGGTTGGGCAAGGCCGTGTAGCCGCGGTCGCGGGCATAGTTCCACATGTGCGACAACAGGGCCTTCTCACGGTTCGCGCGGACAAAGGCCGTGCCGCCCGAGGTGCGCCAGGTCATGTACTGCCGGACGTTCACCGGCTTGATGGCTTCTAGCGGGGCCGGCGGATCGCAGAAGAAGGCCTTCAGCTTCTTCAGCTCATCCTTATTGTCCTCAAATGTCCGCGCCGATTTCCGCGCGGCGACCTCGGCCATGTAGCGGTCGCACACCCAATCGAACATGATCTGAGGCGCTTCCGGGGCATGCGCGGCACGCTCCAGCTCCGCCCACTTCTGGATGGCCAGGCCGTAGTCGCTACCCAGCGATTCCTCGCGGCGCGGTGAGCCGCCATGGTCGTAGAAGTAGTAGGTCTTGGAGCCGCGCTTGCGAGGGCGAAGGCGAGGGATCGCCCCCGGCTTTGTTGGTTTCCTTCCCATCACGCTGCCTTGTTCGGCTTCCAAGAGGGTACAGCCGGCTGATCATGGGCTTGTCCGCCATCGACCGTTGACCGCAGCACCACCGGCCAGCCATGGGCATCCAGGTAATGCCGGATGCCGTTCTGTAGCAGGAAGGCAATCTGGCGCGCCTTCTGCGGGGTGCGGCACAGCTCGCCCACTTCTCGCTTGGACAGTGCAAGGCTGTCAGCCATGTTGCTCTCCTTCCAACGCCGCGCGGGCGCTCTTGATTCGGTCTTCGTTGGCCAGCTCCTGGGCGCGGAGCCGGATGATCTCGTCTGCGGCCGTGGCCAGCTGCTCGCGCAGGAAGTCCTTGGGCGGCTGCTTCATCCGCTTGGCCGGCTTGGGGAATAGCTGCGGGGTCGTCATGCGAAAAGGCTCAGTTGGGCTGGGGCATCGACCTGCAGCGCAGGTGCAGGCTGGGTCACCACCTTCACGGCACGGCGCTTCGAATCCGATGGTGCTGCCCGCGAGACGAGCTGCAGATAGTCGCCGTCACCGCGCATCTGCCACGGTCGGCCCTTGATCGGACAGACATCGTGACTCCCTGCGTCATAGTGATCCCCTGCTGGTCCTTCCCGATACCACAGGTGCACCTGATAGTGCGGCCTGCCGGCGTAGTGCCAGGAGCCGTGGTGAGGCCCAGAAACTTTCTTCACCGTGAAAAGTGGCACACACCGGTGCCAGTCGGCATCGGCGCCCGGTCGATCGGGTTGACCGCAGTCGGCGTTGGGCTCGTGTTTGTACCAGGCCCACACCTTGTCGCCGACCTGGAAGGGCTGCAGCTCTTCGGTGCTGGCGTGCGTATGGACCGGCAGCGGAGGGAAGAGGTCGCGGATCGAGAACCAGCACCCGCGACCGTTCATATCGCTGATTTGGGTCATCGCGAAGCGAGCTACAGCGATTACACCTGACCGCATGATGTAGAAGGCAGTCCCGCAAGGCGTTGGCCCACCCTCGATGCTTGCGAGGATCGTCTGGCGAGACCAGCCACGCGCCAGGCGACGAGAGACGATGCCTTCCGCGATTGCCCATGCATCCTCGGTATCAATGGTGTCGTCGCTCATACCGCATACCTCGTTTGCGGCCGTGGCCAGCTGCTCGCGCAGGAAGTCCTTGGGCGCCTGCCGCATGCGCTTGGCCGGCTTGGGGAATAGCTGCGGGGCGGTCATCGGCGCTTCCTTAGGATTGGAGCCGTATCTTTCTGGCCTCGCCCAGGATGCAGTTGGTGCAGGTCATTTTTATTGCTCGCCTCCGGGGTGCGAATTTGTGACGCGAGACCGGTCGCATTGACACTGAACGACCTATGCGGGACGCTCTTTGTCGAGTTCGAAACGGCGGGGTCGTGATGATCAGGTACGTCGAAGGCTGGCAGCTTCACTCTTACGTCGAGCATGGCTTGGACGGCCCGGAGGGGCTGGCCATTTCTGCGCGGCACTTGGCTCGCGACATTTTTCGCGTGAATCGGTTCGACCTGATCGATATTCCATCGACCCGAGAGGCGACCGACTTCATCGATAGCAGGCTGTTCGCTGTGATCGGCGTTACGGACGACGGACGCATTTTCTTCTAGATCACGCATCGCTCGCCTCCTCCCAGTCGTAGTCGTCCAGCTGAATATCCAACAGCTGCTTGCGAAGGTGCTCTCGATAGATCTCGGCACGCTCCCCGCAGTCGGTGTCGCATTCCAGATCGCCGCAGTGCGGGCAGCAGTGATCTTCGGGCACGCAGTTGTGACAGGCGTGCTGACCAGCGTGCCAGGTGCCACAACGACTCCAGCAGAATCCTTGGCCGCAGGTCTTGCAAATGCCAGCGTCACTCAGGTCCAGGTCGTTGTCACAGACGGCGCAAAGGCCGATGGGCATGTCCCTGGCCATCACTTCACCCCCTGCGGGCGGGCGGCGAGAGGTTTCCTTGCGCCCATGGCAAAATGCCGCCCAATCAACAGGGGGGCGAGCAAATGGAATTTCTTGGAGCGCTTAGTGATTGCTGGTGGCTTGGGAAAGAGTGCATTCCAAAATGGGAAGCATGGGCGGTCTACGCCGCAATTTCCGCGGCACTGGGTACCTGGGTTGTAGGATTTTTTGCGGGCTTCATTGCTTGGATGGCCTACACCCAGAGGGAGCGCGAGAGAACAGAGAACTCCGTTCTGGAGCTTTCCAAGTCGCGATCGCTTTACAAGCGCTGGGCGACCGAGATCCGCACTTGCAGTGTTGCTAATACTTTCGTGAAGAGCCACGGACCAACTGTGCTTACGCAACTTGAGGCTGGCAGCCAACTGTATCTGCAGGATTTGCTGGATACCCTCAATGACGTGCTTTTGGAGACGATTGACGAGCCAACGGGAGTCGATTTTTCGCCGGAGGATCTGAACCTGCTCACCAACTTCAAAGTCGCACACCGGAGGGCGCGGTCTGCAATCGGAGCGTGTCGGGAGTATCTGAAGGAAGGGCGTCCATATGCAGATGTTGCAGAGAAGTTTCGAATTCTCGCTATGTGGGTGGAAGATGTTGAGGGCCAGGCAGTGAATCTCAACGACCTGCTGCGACGAAATGAGCCTAGTTAGATTAGAGCTAGGTAGTTTTGAATCTTGGTTCGCATTCTTAAGATAGGTCTTCATTTCAGCCACGCCCCCGCGCCGTGGCTGGTGGGCTGCTCGTCGTCACCCGCCAGCTCAAGCTGGCTGTCAAAGAACCACCAGCCATCACCATCATCGTTGACGTGGCGCGGACCAGCGTCCGTCTGGATCGAGGCCGCACCGCCAAGGCTTTTGATTACGCGACCGGTCTGTCCGTTGGCGAGGTTCGCGTCCTCTGAGGTGTCATAGTCGGTGGCGATGATGCGAACACGGTCGCCAGTCTTGAACGCGCTCACGCCCCCCACCTCGGCGCTGGTGGCCTGCAGTTCTGCCAGCCGTTCGCTACGCGGGCGCATGTGCTGCATGTCCACGGTGATCCGGCCAAGCTTGTCGATCTCCGCGCAAGGCCACGGCACATCCGTTTCACGCGAACGGTTCTGCCGGATTGCCTCCTGTTCGGTGAAGCGGCCAGCTTCATCGAGACGGGTCACGTAGCCAGCGCCGTTTGGTGCCCACCACATCGGGCAGTTGCCGACGAAGCTCCGCGTGTCCTGGATGTAAAACATCGGCTCGGTCTCGCTGCCGCCCTTGGGGCTGCCGACAATCGCACTGATGGCTTGGCGAACCGTGGCGAGATGGATCGGATTCGGGTCAACGCTGGTGAAGTAGTCCTCAACGTCGCGCAGCTCGGGCAACAGATCGTTGTTCTCGTCGGTGCTGCCGCCCTCGGGGCTGGCGTCGATCAGTGGCAGCCAGCCGACCGGCGTGCCCTTGCCCTCAGTGAAGTGATCGTGATCCCAGCACCAACCAGCGAACTGCCAGCCGGCACGCTCGTCCTGGTGCACGTTGTCGTCGTTGCATGCTCCGATGGTCCACGCCGGGCCTTCGGTGTCTTCGGTGGCATGGTCATCGAACTGCACTAGCAAGCGCAGCATGGTGCCATCGCGCGGCGCGGTCGCCATCGGGCGCGGGGCAAGGTCGATCCCCGGCGCTGCGGGGGTGCTGGCCAGCGAATTTAGGTGATCGTCATACCGCACGAACTCCTGGTTCGGGGTGATGCCGCTGTGCGACGCAACGGCGAACACCGCCATGCCATCGACGTTCCGCCAACCCGTGATCTGTCCGCCCTCAACCGGCGCTGCCGCGATGGGGGCGGCGATAGCCGGAGAAGTCCCATCCAGCAGGATGCAGCCTTCCTCTTCCACGTCCACGCACTCGCAATAGAGGCCCGGGCCGCTGTGGCCGTTGTCGGTGTGGAAGATACGGACACGCGAGCGGTCATCGAACTCCACGTCCAACTCGGGGGAGCCCGCCATCAGCAACGCTTCGTGAAGCTGGCAGGCGGTCAACTCGATTCCACCCGCGTTGTAAGCCACCGCTTCCGGGGCCGCGGCGCTTTCGCCGCTGCGGTCATGCTCGATGGCCTTGTCCGCAGGCATGGTGCTCCAGTGTGGCCAGGTGCGTCCCTCGTTCTTTGTTTGCTTCACGACGATAGCGGAGATGATTTCTTGTGCTGTGGCGCCACTGCGCCAGGCGCCATCAAACGCAAGGATGATCACATCCACCCATTCGCGGAGGTCGCCCGGGTCGGCCTCGATCTCCAGCAGCTCCTTGCGGATGTGGTCGACGATGCCCGCCGCGCGGGTTCCGGGGCCGAATGTGTGCGCTGAGAAATAGCGCTGGCGCTCCAAGTGGGCGACGAGATCAAAGGGCGCTGCATCGCCAACGTAATTGGCGTTGTGCACCTGGCAAGGGTGGCGCAGAGAGCCGTCGCCGCTGGGGCAGGTACACGCGGTCGGGTTGGAATCAATCATCGGGAGGGTTCCTTCTTGATCCGGCGCTGCGAGAACTTCGCGCGGCCGGGTAGCTGTGGAATGAGGAGCAGCTGGTCGGTGGTGACGCTGTACCTGGCAACGCGGCAGGGTTTGCCCTTGCGGTTGTTGACCACGACTTCTGCCGAGTGGATCGGGTGGCCTTGCTGCCGCAGGTCGTAGATGCGCGCGCTGGCTCTGGCGATGCCCAGCTCCAGGAAGATCTCGGTAGCAGTCATCGGTCGTTTGGTGAGCGCTGCGAGCAGTTCGTCGCACTGGGCTTGGTCGGTCATGGGGGCCTCACAGACTCAGCTGCAGCTGGGCGAGCTCAGACGGGAATACGGATCGCTTTACTGGTGGCCTGCGCTTCGGCGCGCGCTGTCCATGCACAAGGCACCACTCCGCGTGCGCTTCTTCGAATGTGAGATGCCTGGCTGTGTTGCTGCAGGCGCATTCCACGCTGTGGCCGCCACCGGCCGATGGTCGGCGGAGGTCGAGCATATGGCGCGCTGCGTGGCCTTTGCTGCAGGGGATGATCGGTGGCTGCTCGGTGATCATGCGTTGCATGTGCATCTCCAGTTATGCGCCGTAGGCCAGCAGGGCGACTAGCGCGCCGAGGATCAAAGTGGCCCCTGCGACGATGAGCAGGAGCGCGCCGATTTCTGCAAGGACCCCTTTCACTGCGCTGCCTCAACGAAGGCGAGGTCATAGATGACGCAGTGCGCCCGGGCGGCCGAGGGGGAGTCGGCACTGACCGCAGAGAGGGGGACAACCGCAGTTGCCCGGGCGCATGCGCTTGGAACGGGGTAGGAGCCGCTGGCGACCGCATCGACGGCGTCGAGCGCGTCTTGCCAGTGGCGAGCCGAGAAGTCGGCGGTCAGTGCGACGGCAACGCCAGCGGCGCAGTTCGGCACGCGGTCGGCCGCGCGGAAGCCATTGAGGGCGGTTGCCGCGATGGTCCCGCGCAGTCCCCAGTCGTCGTGGTCTGCGAGCTCGTAGACGGCGAGGGCGGCGCAGATGCGCGGGCTGCTTATGACCAGGTCTGCCGGGATGGTCGCTTCACCATCGGTGGTGACCTCAGCGGCCGGGGAGGGCTCCGGATGGCCGGTGGCGGCGCAACCGCTCAGTGCGAGGCACAGAGCGGCGAGGGAGGTGCGGGCGGTTGCCATGAACCTGATCTCCAGCCCCTGCCCGGAATGGGTGTGTCGCGGGGCGACGGAGCACAATCTACGGAATACCGTTAGCCGTTGTCAACGGAATACCGTAATTTCGAACTTCGATTAAGTGAACAAATTCAGCTCCGGCTCTCCTGCAAAGAAAAACCCCGCCGAAGCGGGGTTACTTAATGGTCCTTCGATGCCTTTGAGAGCCTTTCGAGCTCGGCCGTCTGGCGGGACTTGCGCTCCTTCTCCGCGATCATCGCTGTCGTGAAGCGGCGCAGCTCTTGCCACATCCCTGGTAGACGGCCGCATAGCAAGGCCGTAGTTGTCTGTAGAACCGTCGCAGAAAAGAGCAGCTTGTTTTGCGCTGCGCCCTCGGCTATCGCACCTGCCACCCTGGGAAGAAGGGCAGATAGTGCGATAGCGAAGAACAATGCCCAGAGACGTCGCGACTTTACAGTCACCATGTCATCTAGCTGAATGCGCTGGATTGAGCTGAGACCAGCTAGGCCAGCAATGTCACTTTGGAGTTTGTAGATGAGGGCCACGACGGCAGCCACAAGAACGCCTTGGATGATCCAGGTGTCTTTCAGGAGGGCTTCCAGGCCACGATCAGAAAGCAACTGCGACGCAATGACCCCCGTAGCCAGCCCAGTGGTCAGCACTAGGATCAGGAGCAGGATGTTTTTGGTCGCATTGGTGTTCACTGAGGAACTATTGAGGTTGCTATAGCGTGGCGTAGCCATGAGTGCACCTTTCCCCAAAGGTCAAATTCATCAATCATCCCTGATTCAAGCACGCTCACCGTTAGGCTCGTCTGAACCTTCAAATCGGTGCCGCGCAAGGTTCCACCCTTATGAAGATGAACACGGGTCTCGTCCAGATCGAAGTGACGGCCGGCTACCGCCAGCTTTTGCATCATCTCAAATCCCTCATCGGACTTTCGCCGATTAGAGTAGTTCAGCTTTAGCGTTGCCTTAATGCGTTCATCCTTCCCAAGCGCCTTGGTTAACGGGACGTCTCCGAACCAGTCTCCAATCAGCGAACTGAGCATATCGGCGACGGGACCTACAGGGCGGACACTTTTGTAGCCGGGTACAGTCTCGCGATCCTTCGTCCTTCGTTGTGTTTTGACCATTTCCACGACTTCAAAGTCGAGTTCCGCCCCGATCGTCACGCTATCAACCGGATGCCTTGCCAGACGTTGTTCAGCATTTGCTGATTGCTGGTCGGCAAGGATCACGTAGTCGTCTGCTGCAATCTTGGAGTACTTCTTGAGCAGCCAATTAAGGTGTTCCTCAAGAGCCTTCGAACCCAAGTGCAACGCGGAAACGAACATCACGTGGGATGCAGAAAGCGCAAGGAACGTCAACGATTCAACAAACTCCCGGCGCGCTGCTCCGTCTTCCTCTGGAACAGCAATAGTGTCCAGCTTGTAGTCGCCAGTAGCGCTGTCTCTCTCCAAGAAATGCGCTTTCTGACCAACTGTGAACTGCATGAACTTCGCGGTGAGCATCCCGTTCGTATTACCGATTCCCGACAGAACGCGCCGCACCGCTTCACCTTCCTCCCGCGCATCCACGTTCTGCGAGTCGCGAATCGCATCAGCGACAATTGATTGCAGGTCCAGTGGTGCACCAGATAGCAATTTTGCTCGTTTGTAGTGCATTGCTCTTGGTCGATCTACAGCCATTACTTCCCCCTGTTAAAAATCCATTTTTAGCTTGACCATGGAAGGTCCGAGACCGTGTAGCTTTCAGTCGGCCCAGCCACCTATCCAGTGGACACGGCCAATGACCGTGATGGGATGCTTATTTGAATCCATGGCCTTAGGCTTCTTCCAACTGTGGTCGCCGGCGGGGTTGTCGCTGGCAAAGTAGACGCCGGCGTCCAAGACCATGGCGCGCTTCACGAAGTACTCGGGGTTGGCCGAGCCGTTGACTTGGATAACATAGAGCGCGCCGTCCACGACACGGGTGTCGCTGGAGTCGAAGAGGATGGCGTTTCCATCCCTGATTGTCGGTTCCATGGAGTCACCCTTGCCGTAGTAGACGTGCAAGGTCTTGTTCTCAGCGCTGCCCAGGATGCCGCGGCGGCGGAGGCTGGTCTTCTTGAACTTTAGGCTGTGAGTATCGGCGTACTCGACCGCCTCGGAACCGCCCGCACCTAGGCCGACCGCCTGGGCGTAGCCGACAACGTCGGTGTAATCCGAATCACCAGGAGTCGTAGTGCTGACGGCTTCTTTCACTCCCTTGCCGGTCTCGATCCACTCTGGACGGAGGCCAAGTCTCGCGGCGATCTTGTGAAGAGCCGTCGTGGATTTTGATAAGCCCAGCTCAAGATCCGAAAGGGTGGTTGCTGCGATTCCGGCGAATCGCGCAAGCTCGGCACGGGATACCCCCTGTGCTTCGCGCTCGCTTCTGATCCGGGTGCCAATGTTGTCCATGTACACATTTGAACGGAACTCCGTAACGGAATGCCGTTGACTGTAGACTACGGAATACCGTAACGTGGCGGGCATGGACAAATCCTGGGCGAGCATCATTGGGGAGCTTCAATCGGCTGGCATGACATATGTCCAGATCGGCGAAGCTATTGGTTCGGCTGGGTCGACGGTTGGAGATTTGGCTTCAGGTCGATCTCAGTCCCCTCGCGCAGCTAGCGCCCTGGCGCTCCTTCGGCTTCACGCCACTCGCTGCTCGGGTTCCGATGAAGAAACTCGACCGACACAGGTGGAGCAGGTCGCCGCCCAGATCGATGTCCGCATGAGTAAACGCGCGCTGCGCGCCCGGCTGGGCTTCACCAACGACAAGCAGCTGGCCACGGTGCTGGGTTTGCCTTTGGCCCAGGTTGAGAGCTGGGAGGAAGAGCGCGCGCTGCCGGGCGTGCCCGAAGTGCTGCGCCTGCTGGGCGTCCAGGCTCAGGCCATTGCCGAAGAGCCGCCAGAAGACCCCGACGAAACCCGAATCGTTCCGGTGGAGACCGCTTGAGATGAGTTCGATTCCGTCCATGGGAAGCAGTCTGGCGACCGGTACCGGCGATGTCATGAAGCTGGGGAGGCAGTTTCTGCCTTCGCGCCAGCAGGTGATCTACGGCTTCACCCACCGCCTGCTCAACGAAACGGCGATGAACGCCAACAGCTTCGCAATGCAGGTTGCGGAGAACTATTTCGCGATGACCGCGCCGCATATGCACGACAAGAAGGCCGTGCCGCTACGGATGGGGCGGGGCGACGACCTGGCCGACGCACTCAAGGCCAACGGCCAGGCGCTACGCCGCTACATGGATGGCACGGTCAAAACACTTCCGGCCGATCTGGAAGATGCGTGGGTGCTGAGCCTGCCGGAGCCTTACCGCAGCGACTGCGAGCGGGATCTGGCTGCGCGCCGCGGTCTGCTGCCGATTCGTTTGGCGTTGATCGCTGCAGACGCCGACACGGCCGGCATCGGCAACCTGATGACCGAGTTCGGCTCGTTGGTATCGGCGCTTACGCCGGCCACCGCTGACGGTCTCATCGATGAGCGCGACCGCCCACATGCTCGAAGCATCATCGAGCGCTGCAACGACGTGGTAATTGCAGCTCTGACGATTCAGCGTCGTTTCGTGGCACTCCTGGGTGGTGACAAGTGAGCCGGGCCATTCGCTACTCGCTGGTTGGCTTCACTGTGAATGAGCTTCGCGATGAGCTGGACAAGCGCGCCCGCGCCGCTGGGAAGCCGCCCCACCAATGGGACGAGAAGCGCACGGTGTATCTGGAGCGTCTGATTGCTGAAGCGACCGCAACCCTTGCAGAAGTTGAGGCGAACGGGTCACCGGGCGGCCGCTCCCGCTACATCCATCAAGCCCGCCTGAGTGGCATCCGGGAAAAGATCAAGAAGTACGAGGCCTGGCTTGTGTTGGCTAAGGCCGACGAGAAGAAAGCCGAGGCGCGCAAGCGCCCCTAACCGAATCCCGCCCCTCTAACCGTCAGGTAGCTCCTGGTGGGACAGCCGAACTCCTGCACGGTTGAGGGAAGCGGGTTTGCAGGAGGACGTAGGAGACATGGCATGACGTACACAAATCGAGCGGGGGGCTGACATGCAGGACGCACGCATCGCGACCGGCCTGTCGGCGCACCCGAAGACAAAGAAGTTGATCCGCGCGCTGGGGCAGGGCGGGGCATGGAACCTGATCTGCCTGATCACCTGGGCCGCTGCCAACCGCAGCGACGGGGACCTGTCGGGCATGACAGTGGAAGACATCGAGTTGGCTGCCGACTGGATTGGTGATGAGGGCGCATTCGTGTCCGAGCTGGTGCGGGTGCGCTTCTTGGATCAGGTCGGCGAAAACTACGCACTGCACGATTGGGCAGATCACAACCCATGGGCTGCAGGTGCGGATGCGCGCAGCGAAAAGGCGCGCTGGGCCGCGCTGTGCAAGCAGTACGGCCGGCCAGAGGCTGCCCGGCTGATGCCGGAGTATGCCAAGCGCATTGGGGCTGACTGCCTGCCGCAACCAACAGTAGTACCAGAGAGTGCTAGCGGATCACGACCGGCAGATTCTGGCAGTGCTAGCAGCAGCCAGACGCACTACCAAAAAGTGCTAGTAGCAGATTCTAGGAGTGCCCCGTCTCCGTCTCCGTCTCCGTCTCCGTCTCCGTCTCCAGAAGAGCCTAAATCCTCGCTTCGCTCGGATTCGTCATCGGCTGAGCCGAATGACGCCTCCGGTGGTGGGGTTGCTCCGCTGGACGAGAAGGCCCAGAGGCTGGCGGAGGTGACCAACGAGGCGATTGCCGCTTGGAACGCCTCGGCGCTGGTGAAGGGCAACGGTGGGCTACTCGCTGCCGTGAACGCCACCATCGGGCGAGAGAACCGTCGAGCGCAGGTGAAGCGATGCATCTCCATCGCTAGGGACATTTGCCGCGGCCAGGGCCACGACCGCATCCCAGCCGAGTTCTGGTCCGAGTACTTCGCCGTGGCGGCAAAGGATGACTTCCACTCAGGCCGGCAGGGTGGAGGGCGTGGGCACGAGAACTGGATGCCTGATTTCGAGTACATGACCCAGCCCAAGACGATGCTGAAGCTGTTCGAGCGTGAGGAAGCGGCCTGATGTATGACATCGACTCGACCGTGGACCAGCTGCGCCTCCCGCCGCAGAGCATCGCCGCAGAGCAGGCAGTGATCGGAGGCCTGCTGCTGCACCCGGGTTCCTGGCGCAAAGTGGAGGCTTCGCTGGCAGCGGACGATTTCTATCGCCGTGATCACCAGCTGATCTACCGCGCCATCCGGGACATGGTTGAGCGGGAGCGCCCTTTCGACGCCATCACGCTCGGTGAGTCGTTCGAGGCACAAGGCATGTCCGAGCAGGTGGACAGCGGGTACTTGATCCACCTTGCCGCCACTACGCCATCGGCAGCCAACATCGTTGCCTACGCCCAGGTTGTGAGTGACAAGGCAATCGCTCGCCGGATGATCAGCATCGGCACTGAGATTGCCGATGCGGCCTATGACCCGCACTTCGAGCCGGTCGAGGGGATCGCCGCCGCGCAGGTGCTGATGCAGGGTTTGGCGCCCAGCCAGACGGACGGACTTGTCCCGGTTACCGACACACTGCCGGATTGGTTCGATGACCTACGGTACCGGTTTGAATTGGGCACCTCGGTTACGGGTGTGCCGACGCCTTGGGAGGAGCTGAACGCCGCCACTCACGGGTTGCAGGACGGTGACCTGATCATCCTGGCAGGCCGGCCGAGCATGGGTAAATCCATTGCAGGCCTGAACATTGCGGACTTCGCGGCCCGAGATCGTCACGTCGCGGTGTTCTCGCTGGAAATGAGCAAGAAGCAGATGAACCGGCGTGGGATCTCTGCGGCTGCCCGCGTACCGCATGAATGGCTCTTGGCGCCAGCTGGCTCGGACGAGTACTGGGCAAAGGTTACAGCCGCCGTGAAGGATCGCCGCGCGCTGCAGCTCAGCGTAGATGACACTCCGGCCCTGCGAATCACACAGCTGATGGCACGTGCTCGCGCGCTGCATGCCAAGAAGCCGATCCGGCTGTTGGTGGTGGATCACATCCACGACTTCAAGATCGACGCCAAGCTGGCTCGATTCGAATACGGCGAGATTGCCCAAGGGTTGAAGACGCTGGCCAAGGAGTTCAATTGCCCGGTTCTAGCGCTGGGCCAGCTCAACCGCGCGCTGTCCAGCAGGCAGGACAAGCGGCCGAACATGGCTGACCTGCGCGAATCCGGTGAGATCGAGCAGAAGGCGGACATGATCATCTTCATCCACCGCGATGAGTACTACGACAAGAACACGCACATGCGGGGGATCGTGGAGTTGATCCTGGCGAAGGGCCGCGACGTGGAGGCGGGGAAGTCGATCTATCTGGGGAACGACTACGCTCACATGGCTTTGCGCGACCGTGATGGCCCGCTGCCAGCTGAGCCGGAGCCCGACCGCCCGACCGGGCGCACCGCCGGGAAGTCAAAGTTCTTTGGCGGCGGCCGGCGCGCGCATTTCGGGGAGCAGGACTGATGGCGATGCAGCACTCCACCGGCACCCCGACTGCAGCCGAGGCTGAGCGCATCGAACTGGCGAAGGCGGGCCCGTGCATGGCTTGTCTGATGCTCCAGATGGCCGGCCTTCTGTCCTCGCGCCGCGTGGTCTACGGCTGCGACTACAACCACGCCAAGAGCGGGAACCGCCGTCGTGGGCACTTCTTTGGCTTTGCGCTTTGCGTCTGGCATCACCGCCGGCACCCCAATGAGGGCAAGACCTTGGCCCAGACCCGAGCGATCTACGGGCCGAGCCTGATGGATGGCTCTCGGGCGTTTCACGAGACTTACGGCAGCGACGACGACTTGATCGAACAACAGACCCACGTGAATGAACTGAGGAGAGCAGCATGAAAGACGTTCGTGAGCTATTGGCGAGGTTTCACGCGTCCTCGTTCCGTCTTGATGCCGGTACCGGCACAGATGGTGGAGTAGGTACCCTGACCAACATCGATATCGCTGGGGCGCTCGGAATGGTGCCCGCTGGCCTTGGTCGGGACCTTCTGGAGTTGCTGTATGGGCCTGATCCGAGCCGCGCGGACATAGTTCGCGTGTTTCGCGGGATAACCCGGCTAGCACTTGAAGAGCGAAATCGCCGGTCGCGCAGTTTTATCGATGCTCGAACTCTATGGGGGATCACCGACTGCATCGCGAAGTTCGAGCGGGACCAAGACGAGAAGACCCGTCGCAATCTGGGTGTGCTGAAGGCGCGCGCTGCCGTGGCTCGTGAGCAGCTATTCCCGGACAGGCTGGAAGAGCGCATGCCGCAGATCGCTGCGATCACCATCGGCTACATGAAGGGTGAGCGGCTCAGCAATCGTGAGCGAGCGGCTGCCATGGGCATGAGTGAATCTGCTTACCGCCAGGCATGGGCAGCCGTAGTAGATTGGGTCCTATCACGAATCCTAGAGGCGGAGGCTGATGCCGCCCGCGATCTTCGGCGCAAGGCATTTGTGGAATGAGGACTTTCCCGCCCGCAGACTCCCCAGGAAAGTTCAAAAAGCGCAAGTCCCGTGACCTGTGATTGGTCATGGGGCAAGACTATCGGCCCCTCTGCGCCTCTCTAAATAAACAGAACCGCTTGTTTGGCACACAGTCCAGTTCTAATATCAGCATCCAAAACAGGGGGGCGCTACGCATTTTGGCGTTTTGCGTGTATTTCACAATGCCAGGTGTCACGTCTGGCTATTAGTACTAGATGCTCAGGGGGAACATGCTCGACTACTTTCGCGATCCGGCTTGGCAGTTTGTTGGCGCAATCCTAGCTTTAATAGCGATTGTTGCAACCGTCCTCGTCCATTTGATCCAGCGTCAAAGAAAGCGCTTGGCGTATGAAGTGGTGTCGCGCAATGAGCTGCTGACTGTGAAGGAAGAGCTTGAGAATAAGCTGCAGATTCTATTTGACGGTCAGCCAGCGAGAGACATATGCCTGATTGTCGTTAGGATTTCTAATATTGGAAATGTCGCCATCTCATCTTCCGACTACGAGAGGAACATCGTAATCGGCACTGGAACTACGTCCAAGATTCTCTCTGCCGCAGTGACAGAGATTGAGCCGGAGAACTTGGCGGTTGACATAGTTGCAAATGAATCTTCTGTCCAGATCAACCCAACTCTCCTGAATCCAAAGGATTCCATCAGTCTCAAGATTCTGGTTAGCGATTTCTCTGGCCGGATCGTAGTTGATGCAAGAATTCTCGGCGTCAAGAAGATTGAGAAGGCAGGCGCTCGAACTGGGGTTCAAGCGATCATGATGGTCCTGGCTCTCATCTTGATGCTCGTTGGAATATTCATGCTCGACCACTTTGATCCGAAGCCTGCGGTGAAACCGCCGATGCCCATTGGGGGCAAGATCGGAGGGGGATTGGTGATCTTGGCATACATAGCTCTTGTGTATGGCTCTATCCGAAATGGATTCATGAAGCAGATGGTGAAGAAGTGGGCCAGGATGTCTAGGAACTGAATTTATCGGAAGGGGTGCGGTTCAATTTTGACCACAGCCTCCTTTTGAAGTCTGCTCGGGCTTAATCTTCCTGCGTCCTCCCGCTCTTCACGTCTCGCGCAGTTGTAGGCTGCGCACATTTGCGGATAGATTCCTACCATCACGCGACGAAAGCCCGGCACAAGCCGGGCTTTTTCTTTTCAACCCGATCATCACCGCCCCGTAAGTTCCTCCGCTCGCCGTGAGGCGATTGGGGCCGGTGCCGCGCGCAAGCGCGCCAGGAACGCCATGACTGGCCTGCGCACCAGGCAGTGGTGGTGATCGGACCTTCTACGCCCGTCAATCCTCACCGGACCAATCATCGACCGCAGCCGGACTGTGGTGACGGGCACCTATGCCATACAGGGGATTCACCCATGAGCACGAAGCCAGAGCCGCGCGGCGTCCGGAGCAACAACCCGGGCAACATCGATCGCACCAAGACTGTGTGGCAGGGCGAGGATCGCAGCGCCGCTGCTTTGCGCCGTGAGCCGCGCTTCTGCGTGTTCGAGACGCCGCAGGCTGGTTTCCGCGCGCTGGCCAAGACGCTGCTGACCTACCAGAGCAAGCACGGCCTGCGGACGGTCCGCGACATGATCAACCGCTGGGCTCCCCCGGTGGAGAACAACACCGAGGCGTACATCGCCCAGGTGGCCCGGGAGGTTGGGGTTGGCAGCCGCGAGATTGTCAGCCTCAGCAAGCAGGTTCCCCTGCAGCGCATGGTGACGGCCATTGCCCGGCACGAGAACGGCGGGCTGTTCTGGGATGAGTCGGTGATCGAGGCTGGCGTGCGCCAGGCGCTGGCGTGATGGATGACGTCAGCATGTGGGGCGTTGGGAGTGGGGTAGGTGTCCTCCTCCTGCTGGGCAAGATGGCTTGGGACAAGTTCCTTTCACCAGAGGCCAAGGCCAACGACCGCCTGATCGGTCAGCTTGGCGAACGTATCGCATCCCAAGAGGCGCGGCTGGTGACGCTGGAGACTGGCCTGGATGACGAGCGCAAGGCTCGCCGGGACGCCGAGTCGAAAGTCTACGAACTGAAGATGCGGATCATGCGCATGGAGTTCGAGCTGAAGAAACACAACATCGAGGTGCCGCCGTGATCTACGTCGCGGCTGGCGCGCTCGCAGGCCTAGCTGTGGCAGCGCTGGCGCACTGGCACGGCGACATAGGAATGGACCCATGACAGCCCTTGTGGGCATGGAGGTTTGAGTGAACGTGCTTCGACGCCCGGGCTATGACGCTCTCTGGGGCTGGTTCGGGCTGAGCTATGCATCCTGGCTTCCGCTGCCACGAGTGCTTATGCACGAGATGCCGGACGACTGGCAGGCACGGATGACGGTGCTGCTGGAGGAGTTCGACGCGACGTTCAAGAACGTCCCGCGCTACGAAGTGCAGATCCAGCTCAAGCAGAACGGGCGGTTCGTACCAATGCCCGAGTGGATCAGCTACCGCCACCCGGACCGGGTAATCATCGAGGGCTTCAAATGACCAGGGCGCACATTCTCGCCGGCCTGCTGCTGTTCCTCGCTGGTTGCCTGCTGGGCCGGGAATGGCGGGACCGAAGCGCCGACATCGCCGCTGGCAAGCAGGAAGTGAAGCAGCTCACCAGCCAGGTGCTGGCGGAGCAGGGCGCCCGCGCGCTGGAACAGACCAAGGGCCAGGAGCTGGCCAAGATCGGAGCGAAGCATGAACAAGACCGTGAAGCGGCCGAGGCTGTCCCTGCTGCTGTTGTTGCTGACCTGCGCGCTGGCAACCTCCAGCTGCGCCGGCAGTGGGCAGCATGTGAAACCAACCGTGTGTCCGAGTCCGCAGCCGGCATCGCCGAACGTGATGCGCTCGCCGAACTACGAGCAAAGGATCAGGGCGATCTTGTTCGAGTCGGGCGAGACGCCGACGATCAGGTTCGTGCCTGCCAGGCCACCGTGAAGGCTGACCGGGGCCAGCCCCCAGAGTGAGGGCTGGCGTAATCGCTGGGCACTCGGCCCGAATAGTCGTTGGCATTCATACTCCAGCAATTCAAAGAAGGAGTAAGCGAATGGGCGGCTGGATCAGGTCGGGTTTGGAGTGGATCACTGCCCATGCTTGGGCGGGTGCGCTGTTGGGTAGCTTGGTTGGCTTGCTCGCCGTGCTATTGGGTGCGCTTTACAACGCCCGACTAAATAGAAAGAGAGACAGTCGAATGAGCCTTCAAGAGGTTGATAGCATCCGGGTGGCAATTGGGTCGGAGCTAAGGAGCTTCGCCCTGTCGATGGATGAGCGCTTTACTACCCTGCAGAGGTACATCGGAGAGCCCGATGGAAGGCCGGGTGGAGGAGAGATGGCCATTCGGCTCCGGCTGCCGCCTCCGGTGCTATATGTAGCCTTGGCGGGCCGAATTGGCATGCTGAAGAAAAATGAGGTGTTGGCTGTTGTGCAGGCTTGGAGCTTGGTTGATATGGCTCGCCTGCTACTGGAGGCGAGCATTGAGTCCATTGCGTCGGATAACACGGACAAGAAGCTTCTTCGCCAGCGTGTTGGCTTCGGGCTTGATGCTTGCGTTGAGTGCCACGAAGCTGCAGATCTTCTCATTGGCCCCGTTCCGCCACCTCAAATCGCCACCCTTAAAACTGAGGAGGAAAAGCGGCAATGGTTTCGGGATACCAGTCCAGGTGCGCGTTATGCGCGATGGAGAGTAAGTCGAATCAAAGGTAGTGCTGAGTCTGGAGGCGACGAGGCGTGATTGGCGGCGGCTGGGATGTGGAGGAGTTCTGATGGGAAGGTTGAAGACCATGCAGCCACGCCTCAAACCCGCAGGTCAGCGCCTCGCATGGGTTCCTACCCCGGGAGGTCAGCGCCTCACTGGCAGACGGCTACAGGCGCGCCGCCTGCGCATCTGGACGGCCAATCCAGCCTGTAAGGACTGCAACGTACTGACGCGCTACCCCGATGGTTTCGAGTTGGACCACGACGTGGCGCTGGTCAACGGTGGCGAGGACACGGATGCGAACTGCTGCGTGAGGTGCATCGAGTGCCATGCAGCCAAGACGCTGGGCGACATAGCCAAGGCGGGCCGACCGGTTCCACGGCGGTGATGTTCCACGCGAGGGTAGGGGGAGGGTCAAAGGTGAGAGCGATTCTCGACCGGAAACCACCTGTCCTCGCATGCGCATTTTTTATGCCGATTCAGGAGTAATCAGCAAATGGCGGGTAAGAAGGGGCGAAGCGGAGGGCCGCGCGCGAATTCGGGCGGTGCTCGCCCTGGAGCCGGGCGCCCTCCCAAGGAGCCCGTTTTGAACATGTCGGATCTTCTGCTGACGACTGATCCGCAGAAGTTCCTGCAAGGCGTAATGAACGACCAGGAGACGGATATAAAGCTTCGGGTGGATGCTGCCAAGGCACTTATGCCTTACCAGTACCCGAAGAAGGCCGGGGGCATCAAAGATCAAAAGCAGGCGGCTGCTGAGCGCGTGGTGGGGGCCGGGAAGTTCGGTCCAGGGCAAGCGCCGATGCGGCTGGTGAAGGGCGGTAAGGGATGATGCCCGCGTGGACGACGGCCTGTCCCGACTGGGAGCAACGCCTGATCGACCAGCGCGGCATCATCCCTCCGCCGATCTACCCCAACGAAGCAGAGCAGGCCCTTGAGATATTCAAGGCGCTGCGCATTGTGGACTTGCCCGGCAAGCCGACATTTGGCGAGGTGTCAGAGGAGTGGGTCTTCGACTTCGTGCGCGCCATCTTCGGCGGCTACGACGCGGAGACCGGCAAGCAGCTGATCCGCGAGTACGGCTTGCTGATCAGCAAGAAGAACACCAAGTCCACCATTGCCGCTGGGATCATGCTGACGGCAACCATTCTGTGCTGGCGCGAGGACGAAGAGCACCTCATCCTTGCCCCAACCAAGGAAGTTGCAGACAACAGCTTCAAGCCAGCGGCGGGCATGATCCGCGCCGACGAAGAGCTGCAGGCGATGTTCCATGTGCAGGAGCACCTGCGCACCATCACCCACCGGGTGAGCCGGAATACGCTCAAGGTGGTGGCGGCCGATACGGACACGGTGTCCGGCAAGAAGGCCGGGCGCGTCCTGGTCGATGAGCTATGGCTGTTCGGCAAGAAAGCGAATGCCCAGGCGATGTTCCTGGAGGCACTGGGCGGGCAGGTGTCGCGTGATGAGGGTTGGGTGATTTTCCTGACCACTCAGGCCGACGATGCCCCCGCAGGCGTGTTCAAGGAGAAACTGCAGTATTGGCGCGATGTGCGCGACGGCGTGACGTTGGACCCGGCCACCCTTGGCGTTCTCTATGAGTTCCCACAGGCGATGGTTGAGGCCAAGGACTACCTGAAGCCGCAGAACTACTACATCACCAACCCGAACATTGGCCGGTCGGTCAATGCGGAGTGGATCGAGGGGCAGCTCAAACGCCTGCAGAACTCACGCGACGGCAAGTTGCAGGAGTTCTTGGCCAAGCACCTCAATGTGGAGATTGGTCTGGCGCTGAGGTCCGACCGCTGGGCCGGTGCTGACTACTGGCTGGCGCGCGCGTTGCCGGGGCTTACGCTGGACAGCCTGATGGCCCGTTGCGAGGTCGTAACCGTTGGGATCGACGGCGGCGGCCTGGACGATCTGCTGGGGCTGGCGGTGGTGGGGCGTGAATCGAACTCGCGCAACTGGCTGGTGTGGACGCGGGCCTGGGCGCACCCATCTGTGTTGCAGCGGCGGCAGGATATCGCGCCGCGCTTACGGGACTTCGCTGCTGACGGTGATCTGGGACTGGTGGAGCAGATCGGTGACGACGTGCGAGAGCTGGCCGCGTGTGTTGCAGACCTTGAGGATGCAGGGTTGCTTGCTGGCGTTGGCGCTGACCCGGCTGGCATTGGCGCGGTTCTTGACGCACTGGAGGAAGCTGGCGTCCCGCAGGACAAGATCAAGGCTGTATCGCAGGGCTGGCGGCTCGGTGGCGCAATCAAGACAACCGAGCGCCGGTTGGCTGAGGGCGCGCTGCAGCACAGCGGGCAGCCCCTGATGGCCTGGAGTGTAAGCAACGCGAAGATCGAGCCGCGCGGGAACGCCATCCTGATCACCAAACAGGCCTCTGGCTCGGCAAAGATCGACCCGCTAATGGCGGTGTTCGATGCGGTATCGCTCATGGAGCTGAACCCCGAAGCGGGGAACGGCGTTATTTCACAAGGCTTCGTGGTGATGAACTGATGCTTGGACTATTTGGAAGCAGCCCGCGCCCTGACCCGCGAGACCGGGTAGAGCCGACCATCGGAAACGTGGTGGAAGGCGAGACAGTCTCGTCTTCCAGCGTGCGGATGTTCGAGATTTTCGGCAATCCGACGACTGCATCTGGCGCGGTGGTGACGCCTGACAGCGCGATGCGAGTTTCGGCGGTGTTCTCTTGCGTGAGCTTAATCGCAGGAGCCATCTCGCAGCTGCCGGTCCACGTCTACGAGCGCACGGAGGAGTCGCGCAAGCGGGCCGACCACGACTATTGGTGGCTCCTCAACGAGCAGATGAGTTCGGCTTGGCCGACAGCTGCAGCTTGGGAGTACCTGGTTGCCCAGGTCTTGCTGCGCGGCGACGGAATTGCTTACCTGAAGCGGAATCGCGCAGGGCAGGTGACCGCCATCTTGCCCTGGCCCCGCAACCAGGTGCAGATCCTGGAGCAGGAAAGGGACTCACCCCGCGATGAGCGCCGCCTTCAGTACACCTTCTTCGACAAGGAGGGGTACTTCACCGTCGATCAAGCTGATGTGCTGCACCTGCCCGGGTTCGGATTCAACGGTGTGCACTCCATGTCCGTTATCCAGTGGGGGGCGTGCAATGGAATTGGCATCGCGCTGCAGGGCGACGAGCACGCCGGGAAGTTCTTCAGCGAGGGCGGCAAACCCGAGGTAGCGATCACCACGACCGGCAAGATGACAACGGGACAGCAGGACGAGTTCCGCGATGCGTGGGTGAAGAAGTACGGCGGCAATCAAGGCAATCGAAGAATCCCGCTGATCCTGACGCAGGGGCTGGATGTAAAAGAGCTGACCATGTCCGCCGTGGACCAGCAGCTGCTGGAGTCACGGCAGTGGCAAGTGATCGACGTTGCCCGAGCCTTCGGGGTTCCTCCGCACATGATCGGCGAGACCACCAAGGCCAGTAGCTTTGGTTCGGGTATCGAGCAGATGAGCATTAGCTTCGTAAAGCACACCTTGGGACCGCACCTGAAGCGCTTCCGCGACGAGTTGAACCGCAAGCTGTTCCTGACCTCGCGCTTCTTCGTGGAGCACAACGTTGACGGCCTCATGGCCGGTGACTCCAAGGCGCAGGGTGAGTATTTCGGCAAAGCGCTCGGCGGCCCCGGTACACAGGGTTGGATGACGATCAATGAAGTTCGCCGGATGAAGAACCTGCCGCCCGTCGAGGGCGGGGACCGGCTCTATAACCCCACTGATTACCAGGCAGGGCCTGGCGACACCACCAAGAAGGACGAGAACGATGACGATTCCGAAGCTGCTGCAGCTGGCTAAGAGTAACGCCGCGGCATCGCAGCCGCTGCGTGCCGAAACCAGCGGGGCAGAGGCCACCGTGTATCTGCATGGCGTGATCGGTGGCTACTGGGGCGATATTGACGAAACCGAGTTCGTGAAGGCCCTGACCGCCTTGGACGTGGACACCATCCACCTGCGAATCGACTCGCCAGGCGGTGATGTGTTCGGGGCCCGGGCAATGATGACAGCCATCTCGCAGCACAAGGCCAAGGTCATCGCCCATGTGGACGGTCTGGCGGCATCAGCGGCTACCGGAATCTGCATGGCCTGCGATGAGGTGGAGATCACCCAAGGCGCAGGTTTCATGATCCACAACGCCTGGACCATCGCACTGGGCAATAAAGCCGACATGGCAAAGACGGTCGAGCTTCTCGGCAAGATCGATGCTGGGCTGGCTGCGGACTACACCGCACGCACTGGCAAGGATCAGGAGCAGATCACGCAGTGGATGGACGAGGAGACCTGGTTCACCGCCGATGAGGCCAAGGAGCATGGCTTCGCCGACCGTGTGGTCGAGGTGGTTGGCAAGAAGAAGGCAAAGAATCAATGGGATCTTTCCGCCTACGCCAACACCCCGGCTGCGCTGTTGGCCAAACCGAACAATGCCGCCCCCGATGACGGGGATATCGCGGCGCACCGAAATGCGCTCGAGCGGCGATTGTCGCTGCTGGAGCGAACCCCGGCCTAAGCGACTCCCGCTTGCCGAAACCGATACCGCCGAAAGGCGGTTTTTTATTGCCCAAAGAGGAATCAAGACCTATGGCTTTCAATATTCAGGCCGAGCGGGAGCGCCGCACCCAGCTGGCGAAGGACACCCGCAATCTGCTGGACACCAGCACCGGTGCTGGCAACACCTGGACCGCCGAGAACCAGGCCAAGTACGACGAAAACGTGGCCGAAATCGAGCGTATCGATGCTGCCATTGATCGTCACCAGAAGGTGATGGATCTGACCGCTGACAACGCCATGCACGATGCAGGTGTCCGTGAGCACGGTGGCGGCCGGAGCGACAAGAACGCGTCGAGTGACGTGCGCTTGTTCGACAAGTGGGCGCGCGGTGGCGACAAGGCGCTGAGCGCCGAGGAGTGGAAGCAGGTCAACGCGGCCATGTCCGGCAATCCGGCCGTCAACCCGGAGCAGGGTGGCTATACCGTCCCGACCACCCTGGCCGAGCAGATCCTGGACGCGCTCAAGGCCTACGGCGGCATGCGTCAGGTGGCGGATGTGTTCCGCACTGCTGGCGGCGAGCCGATGCAGTACCCGACCAGCGACGGCACGTCGGAAGAGGGCGAGATCGTTGCGGAGAACAGCTCTGCAACGGACGATGACGCTGATTTCGGCACCAAGGGCCTGCAGGTCTACAAGTACAGCTCCAAGGTCGTGACCGTGCCGTGGGAGCTGCTGCAGGACAGCACCGCCGATATCGCGGGCTTCATTGAGCGTCGCCTGCAGTCGCGCCTGGGCCGCATCACCAACCGTCACTACACGCTGGGCACTGGCAATAGCCAGCCGATGGGCCTGATCACCGCCGCTACCGTTGGCAAGATCGGCGCAGTCTCCGCGCTGCCGGTCATCACCTACGACGACCTGGTGGATCTGGAGCACAGCGTTGATACGGCCTACCGTGCGAACGGTCGCTGGATGTTCCACGACGACATGCTCAAGCTGATCCGCAAGGTGAAGGACGACCAGGGCCGCCCGATCTTCGTCCCGGGCTACGAGCAGGGCAACCCGGGCGGTGCGCCGGATCGTCTGCTGAACCGCGATATCCAGATCAACCAGCACGTTGCCTCCCCGGCCGCAGCAGCAAAGTCCATCGCGTTCGGCGACTTCAGCTACTACAAGATCCGCGACGTGATGGACATCCAGATGTTCCGCTTCAATGACTCCGCCTACGTCAAGAAGGGTCAGGTCGGCTTCCTGGCCTGGATGCGCACTGGCGGCAACCTGATCGACGTTGGCGGTGCGGTGAAGACCTTCCAGCACGGCGCTGCCGCCTAATCCACCAGTGAACGACGGCGGCCAGATTGGCCGCCGTCTGGAGGAAGTCATGTCGAAGAAGACGAACCAAGCGGCTCAGGCCGCCGCCAAGGCAGAGGCAGAGGTCGCGCCAGTAGGTCAGCCTGCGGATGTTGTGGAATCCGATTCCACGCCTCCCGAAGCCAGCGGCGCAGAGAGTGCGGAAGCCGTTGCGCAGGCCGATGAGGTGGAGGCTGATGCCGACGCAGGCGAGGACGACCAAGCGCACGTTGAGCCGGCCGAACCCGCCGAGACGGTTAAGGCCCTGGTGCTGAGCAACAACCACCTGGGCAACGTTGGCGACGTCATCGCTGTTCCAGCGGCCCACGCCGAAGCACTGCGCTTGGGCGGGCTGATCGATACCCATCCCAACGCCTTTCCCAAAGAGGGGTAAGCCATGCTGTACCTGATGACCGCCGCCACTGCAGAGCCGGTGACGGTCGCAGAGGCGAAGGCCCGTCTGCGGTTTGACGGGGATGCCCTGGACGCGGATATCAGCAAGATGATTTCCGCAGCCCGGGAGGTCGTTGAACAGCAAACGGGCTATGCGCTCGCTGACGCTTCCTATGCCTGGAGCCCGGGTGGCGCGGGAGATGTACTGCCGATCCAGCCCGCAACGGTGACGAGCGAGGCTGGTGCGAGGCCCATTCTGTTCACCACGACGCCAGGCCCCGCCCCGGAGGCGTTACGCACCGCAATCCTGCTGCTGGTTGGGGACATGTTGGCTAACACGGAGGCGTCAGTCTCTGTGCAGCTGCACGACAACCCGGCGTTTCAGACGATGATCTTCCCCTATCGACGGGTGCTGCCATGAGAGCAGGCGAACTGAACCGGCGAATCCTTATCGAGCGCCCCGTGGCCGGACAAGATGCAGCCGGACAGCCCGTGCCGGTCTGGGAGTTGGTCGATCACCTGTGGGCCGGCATAGCGGGTGAAACGGGGCTTGGCGCCATCCGGTCCGGACTGCAGGGCGGCGTTCCTGCGTCCATCGCGCGTTACAGCTTCAAGGTGCGCTTTGAGTCGATTAGTCGCCTCGGCATCGACGCTGGAATGCGGATTGTCTACGACGGCCTGATCTTCGACGTAAAGGGCGTTACGCGCGACCTAAAGGACAGGCAGGCGGCCTACATCTTGACCGAGCAGGGTGGGAACAGCGGATGACCATCAAGGCAAACGTTGACTTCAAAGATGCCATAGCAGGGTTGGATAAGCTGAGTGAGGTTCGCGCCAAGCTTGCCCGGTCGATGGCCGTCGCAGGCGGAAAGGTTCTCCGGGATGAGGCCAAGATGCGCGCGCCAGTAGGGACAGATGAGGGAGGCAGCAAGAATCCGGGCGGCCTGCAACGATCCATCTACGTGGCCTACCGTGATAAGGCGTCTACGACTGCAAAGCAGGTCTATGCGGTGAGCTGGAACGCAAAGAAGGCTCCTCACGGGCATCTGGTCGAGTTTGGGCACTGGCAGAGCCATGCCCGCTACAAGGGTAAGGACGGCAACTGGTACACGGGTGCGAAGCTCGCAGCTCCCAAGTGGGTTCCCGCCCATCCATTCCTGCGCCCGGCAATGGACGCCTCCATGGCCCAAGCCCGTGAGGTGATGCTCCAGCGTGGCCGCGAGCGTTTGCCGGAGCTGTTGGCCGGGGGAGGTGATGCCGATGAGCTATGAGGCCACGCTGTCGGGGCTCATTGGGCCGCTGCTCAATGGTGCGTTCTACCCCGACGTACCGCCGGACACGCCCTCCTACCCATGCGGGGTCTACCAGCAGGTAGGCGGCCAGGCGCTCTGGTTCAGTGAGGGGGCAATGCCCGGCCACAAGCACGCCCGCGTGCAGATCATCGTATGGGCGGATACGCGGCTGAAGGCCAACCAGCTGATGCGGCAGATTGAGGGAGCCATCTGCGGTCTACGCAATTCGGAGCCGTTTGGGGCGATGGTCGGCGGCTACGAGGACGCGATCAAAAAGTACAGCGCAAGACAGGACTTCGGGCTTTGGTATCCCGACCCGTGAACTACCCAATACCCGGCACCCGCCGGGCTTTTTATTGACCCAGCGAGGTAATCAAGAATGGCACTCAAGTTTCCCAAGGGCACCCAGTTCGGGTTCGCCAACCTGCTCAGCGCCGCCATTGCCGCGACGACCATCTCCAAGGCCGACCCGGCAGCGGCAACCGTGACTACGGATGCCGTCGATGAGGGCGATGTGGTACTGATCGAGGTTCCAGGATGGCCCATCATCAACAACCGCGTTGCGCAGGCCGGTGAGGTCACTGCCGGCGCGAGCGATTCGGTAATCCTCCGCGGTATCGACACCAGCTCGGCTGTCCTTTTCCCGGGTGCCAGTGGGGCAGCCAAGCTGTTCAAGGCGGGCGACTTCGTGGACTTCACCCAGCAGGGTGAGCCTTCTATGTCCGGGGGCGAACAGCAGTTCTGGACCGGCCAGATGCTGGAAGACCCGACCGGCCAGCAGATCAGCGTGCCGACCTACAAGAACGCCCGCGTGCTCACCATTCCGCTGTACTACGATCCCAAGCTGCCCTGGTACAAGGCTGCCAAGGAAGTGGACGCCATCGGAAAGCCCGTGGTTCTGCGCGCCAAATTGCCCGGAGGCGACGTTCAGTACCGCTATGGCTACCTGTCGTTCAACGGTGACCCCGCCATTGCCAGCAATACGCCGAATTCCAACACTGCGACCTTCACGCAGCTGTCGGAATCCACCCTGGTGGAGGCCGCTGAGTAATGTTCAAGGTCAAAGCCCCGGAGAAGATCGACACCACGCTCACCATCGCAGGCCAGGGCCGTGAGCAGAAGCTGAAGCTCATCTACCGTCACATGCTGAAGGACGAGTACAAGGCGCTCGTTGAAAAGCTGGCGGCTGGCGAGATCACGCCGACGCAGGCAATTCTCGATATGGTCAGCTCGTGGGAGGCCGACGTGGAGCTGGATACCGCTGGCGTGGATCTGGCCCTGCAGCATCAGATCGGCTTGGACACGGCGATCATCCATGGTTACGCCCAGGCCGTGCAGGTAGCCCGCAAGGGAAACTGACTGAGGCGGTGGGGGCGATGTACTGGCGCGCCCCCACCGAGGCCGAGCTTGCAGAAGCCGGCCTCAAGGCCAAGCACTTCAAACGACCGGAGGTGGACCTCTGGCCGGAATGCGCCTTGCCTTTCGAAATCTACTGCAGGGTCGCCACCCAGTGGCGCGTTGGCGCCGGCGGCCCAATCGGATTGGACTACAACGTCGTCTACTACGAGATGGACCGTGAGGGGCTGGCAGGGGAGCTGCGCGACGAAGTGATGGCCGGCATCCGCATTGTGGAGGCCGCGGCCTTGACCGAGTTCACTTCGCCCGGGAAGTAGGGGTTTGCTACCATCTGCCCCCTAATGCACGGGGCCTGAGACGTGGCACTGATCAAATGCACGGAATGCGGGAAGGAAGTTAGCGATAAGGCAGCCGCTTGCCCGGGGTGTGGTGCACCTTTGCCGGTGAAGTCTTTGGTTCCGAATGAGCCAGGGAACACGTCGGGAGCCTCCAGCCTAGCCCTGCTTGCAATGGTTATTGCAGGGCTCGGCTTAGCCGCATGGGCTGTGAAGTTCTGGATTGAGGCTCGTTCGGGTACTTGATTCGGCGCAACGTCTACCGAACCAACCCGTCTTTTTGGCGGGTTTTTTCTTGTCCAAAGGAAAGCCATGACCGATACCGCCATCGGCACAGCTCGAATTGAGATCGAGGTTGATACCTCCCAGTTCGACTCAGCAATCACCGCTGCCAAGCGATCTGTGGCTGACATGTCGTCATCGGCACAGCAGCAGTATCAACAACTATCGGCTGCGGAAAAGCGCCGTATAGACACGCTGGTTAAGCAGGCCGACATTGTTGGCATGAATAAGGCGCAGCAGATCGCCTATTCGGCCTCGCTGAGAACAAGTGGGCCTTTGCTTGATGAGATCACCAAAAAGCTAGCTAAGAACCAGGCGGCGGCCCAGGGCGCGACGACGGAGATAAACAAATACGGCGTTAGCCTGAAGCAACAGCAGGCGGCCATGCGTGGCGTACCTGCGCAGATGACTGACATTCTTGTCAGTTTGCAGGGTGGACAGCATCCGCTGACGGTCTTGCTTCAGCAGGGCGGCCAGCTCAAGGATATGTTCGGTGGCATCGTACCGGCTGCGCAGGCGCTGGGAACGCAGCTTGCGGCCATGATTAGCCCAGCGACGATAGTTGCAGGAGCATTGGCGGCCGTTGCCTACGCGGGCTACTCTGCAACTGAGCAACAGGCTGCGTTCGAAAGGGTTCTGATCACCACAGGTAGCTACGCCGGGGTTGCAGCGGACGACTACCAGGAGCTAGTCGCGCGGCTTGATGCAGTGGCAGGCGTGTCTCGCAGCGGCGCCTCCGATGCTCTAATGAAAGTCGCTGCATCGGGGAAGTTCGCGGGCGAGCAATTCGACTTGGTGTCGCGCGCTGCCGCTCGCATGAGTGTCACCACGGGTCAGGAAGTTGAGAAGACCATTTCCAAGTTCGAGGCGATTGCCAAGTCGCCTGTAGATGCTCTGCTGGAACTGACAAGCACGGAGCATTTCCTGACCCAGGCGCAGTTGGAGCGGGTGGTTGCCCTTGAGGACGAGGGCCGAACGCAGGAGGCGGTCGCCGAGGCTGTTCGAATCTACGGAACCCACTTGGATGAGGTGGCCGAGAAAGCAGACGAAACTCTTTCGGTGCTTTCGAGGTGGTGGCGAGAGGTTAAGGATGACACCTCGGCTGCGTGGGGTGAAGTTGGCGTCTATATGCAGCTGCTCGACCAACTGATTGAGAAGCAGAAGCTATCTAAGTCGTTGTGGGCTGGAGGCGAGGTCAGTGCATCTGGGGCGTTGCGTAGAGCCGGATTCGCCCAAGGAAATGCTGCGTCGCTGATCCCTGAAGGTTGGCTGTCGTCAGGCGCAACCCTTGCGAACGCCCTTGGCAAACAGTGGCTTCGCGGCAAAGTCGCTGAGGGGGACCTCCAGCAGTTCCCCGTAAACTCCACATGGGAGAACGCGGTTGATCCGATCGGGGCGAAGGACGCAATTGAAAAGGCCCGCGAGGAGAGGAAAAAGACCGAGGCGGAGTGGGACAAGTGGCAAGGGCAAAATCTGAGCAAAAAGGAGAAGCAGCAGGCCGAGGAGAAACGGATTCAAGCGGCAGGGGATGCCCTTGGCAAGAAGCAGAGCGAAATTGATGCTCAGATCGCGGCCTCGCGCCAGCGGTTCGCGGAGTCAGAGAAGAGGTCCTCTGGGAGCAAGGCGGCAGATCCTACCATCGCCCTAGCGCAGCGAATCAAGCAGCAGATCGCCCTGAACACGGAGCAGCTGCAGAGCGAAGCAAAGCTCACTACGAGCCAGCGGTTGCGCATCCAGGTGGAGCAGGAGCTGCTGAGCCTTGGCAGCAAGGCAAGCCCAGAGCGCCGCGCTGTATTGAACGCAATGCTGAAGGAGCTGGTAGCCAGCGGCGAGCTGGCAACGGCGCATGAGCGCGAGATCAAGGCCAAGGAGCAGCTTTCCAGGTTGAACGCGCAGATTGCGGTCAGCGAGGAGAACCGCCTCCGTGCCAACACCTTGGACCTGATGGGCTACGGTCGTGGCGGCGACGCTGTGGACATGCTGCGGCGGCAGCTGGACATCCAGCGCGAGTATGAGGACGGGCTCAAGCGCATCCGTGATAGTGGGGTGGCGGCAGACAGCGAATCTTGGCGGCAGCAGGAGACCACCCTGCGCGCGAGCCGTGACCGCATGTTGGAGGTAGAGCGGGATTACCAATCCCAGAGGCTGGCGCTTATGGCCGACTGGCGCGTTGGCGCGAACGCGGCCTTGGAGGACTACCTGTTCTCCGCAGCAGACGTGGCGAGCCAATCCCGCGACATGTTCGCCAACGCGTTCGGCGGGGCCGAGGATGCCATCCGCCAGTTCACCAAGACAGGAAAGTTCGAGTTCTCCGACCTCGCCGACTCGATCATCTCCGATCTGACCCGTATCGCGGCCAAGCAAATGATCACCGGCCTGTTTGGCAACATGATGTCAGGATGGCTTGGCGGCGGGGTGACGGCCACCGGCAACGCCTTGGTAAGCGGAGGCACGCAGAGCATCAATGCTGGTCTAACCGAGCGCTTGTTGTCTTTCGGAGGGGGACGTGCGTCCGGCGGGCGGGTAGATGCGCGCTCGTTCTATGAGGTTGGTGAAAGCGGCAGACCCGAGCTGTTCGAGCAGAATGGGCGGACCTACCTGATTCCCGGAAACGCGGGGCAGGTATTTCCTGCCGTGGCTCCAAACAGCAGGCCACTAGCGGGTGGTCAAACAGCTGTTACCGGTGCGCAGCAAATCAAGATAGAAGTCGAGAATAGGGGGCAGCCTGTGCAGGCTCAGGCAACGGCGCAGCGTCAGCCGGATGGTTCGACACTCATCAAGATGCTTATAGACGGCGTGGCAGATGATATGGCGAGTGGCGGCAAGACCTTGGCAGCGATCAAATCTCGCCTTGACGTTCAGGAGCGCGTGTAATGGCTTATTTCCCTACCTACGCGCAGATCCTGACCGATGGATTCACTGAATCCTTCGATCCTGCTGTCGAGCGCACCGACATGGAACGCGGCGTGCCCAAGCAGCGCCTGATCAACAGTCAGGTACTGGTGAAACTCAGTGCGACGCTGCTCTTCCGCTCGGCTGCAGACGTTGTTGCTTTTGAAGCGTGGTATTTCGACACCATCAAGCGGATTGGCTGGTTCCAGCTCAAGCACCCGCGGACTGGCGCACTGATCACCGCTCGATTTGAGAACGGAAGCATCGGCACGCTTTCACCCCTCGCTCCCGCCTTCTTTATCGCAAGCCGAACTGTCGTCATGGAGTATGTCCGTTGAGCACTTTCATCGAGCGCCGGCAGCGCGTCACCGATACTGCCGGCACGCTGCTGTTCCTTGAAGTATCGGCGCCGTCGTTCGCTGAAACCCTGCGGATCGTCAACGACACGCAGGACTGGACCAGCAACGGGGTGCTTTACACCGGTGTGCCCTTCGGGTTCAAGCTACCGGACGACGTGTCCGGGCAGGCGCCTCGCGCGGTGCTGACCCTGGACAACATCGGGCGGGGCATCACGGACGACTTGGAGAGCCTGCAGCCCTACGACGTCGTGCAAGCCAAGCTGATGATCAGCGATCGCGCCGACCCCAATGTGATCGAACGAACTTACATCCTGCCGATCACGCAGGTATCGGTGAACACGCGCACGGCCACAGCCAGCTGCGGCTACGACGCACTGATGCGGCAGCAGGCCGTGCGCCTGCGCTACAACCCGTTCACCGCACCGGGGGCGTTCTGATGCGACTGGCTGACGTTGAGCGCTTCACCCTGCTGCCCTACGACGAGCAGACGTTCGACTGTGCCGACCTCGTTGCGCTGGTGCAACGGGATCTGTTCGGCCGGCAGATCCAGATGCCCGGGCACCGCCCACGCGGCGCGGAGGGGCAGGCCGCCATCGGGGAGCTGTCCAGGCCCTATGCGCGACGAACGGAACTGCCACAGGACGGGGATCTCGTTCTCATGATCGAACACGGACACAAACGCCCCGGCCATGCCGGGGTTTTCTTTTATCTGGCCCACGAGGCGTGGGCTCTGCACGCGAACGAGAAGACGGGCTGCAGCATTCTGCACCGCGTCCGCGAGCTGCCCGATTTCGGGCTCAGGATTGAGGGCTATTACAGATGGGTCTGATGGAACTGCCGCGCACTGAGCCGGGCCAGCTGATCGTCACACCGCATCCGCTGCTGCTGGACGGGCAGCGCAACGTCGTGTGGGAGGCGCGGGCAGAAGAGAGCCTGTACGCATTGCTGATGCGCAACGTGCCAGAGCTGGACGGCCAGCCCTGGGCAGTTGCAATCGGCGGCGTGCCTGTGGAGCGCCACCTTTGGCATTCCGTCTTCCCAAAGCAGGGGCAGGTAATCGAGGTTCGCGGTGGCGTGGGTAAGACGGCGCTGGCCGTCGTAGCGATGATCGCGCTGACCTACTTCACCATGGGCGCTGGTGCAGGCTGGATCGCCGGATCTTTTGGCGTCGCGGCAGGTGGCGCTGCCGCGGCAGTGATAGGGGCAGGGCTGTTCATAGCAGGCTCAATGCTCATCAACAAAGTGCTCGCGCCGAAGCCCGCGAAGGCAGGGGGCCAGTCGCAGGACTCGGTCTATTCTCTGTCCGGTGCGCGCAACCAGCTTCGGCAGTATGAGCCTCTGCCCATGCTGTTTGGCCGTGTGCGCATCACGCCGGATCTGTTGAGCAAGCCCTACACCTGGTACGAGGGCAACGATCAGTACCTTGGCATGCAGTTGTGTGCGGGTATCAACGTGGGTCGCATTGAGGCGATCTACAACGGCGACACCCTGCTGAGCAGCTATGAGGGGGCCCGGGTCTACCACGCCGGCTACAGCCAGATGCCCGCCGAGCAGATTCCGCTCTACAGCAACGCCGATGTGACCGAAGGTGGCCAGTTGCTGGACACCAACAGCGACCCAAAGCACACGCCGAGCGCCTGGATCGAGCGCACCAGCTCCGCAGACACTGTGCGATTGATCGTAGGGCTGGAATACCAGCTCTATGACAAGAGCAGCAAAGGCAAGGACAAGAACAACACCGAGCGGGTTGAGGTCCAGTACCGCCCAACCGGAACCACTGGCTGGCTGCCGTTCGGCAGCTACACGATCACCAGCAGCAAGACCAAGGCCTATCGGGCCGGCTACGGAAAGGACGTCGCTCGGGGCCAATACGACGTCCGAGTGCGCACGGCAGGTCTGAACACCAATGGCAGTGGAGCGCAGGCTGCATTTACCTGGAGCACCCTGACCAGCGTTCAGGTGGACGAGGGCGACTACACGGGACTGTCGCGCAGTGGCGTCCAGCTGAAGGCGACCGGCCAGCTCAATGGCACCCCTGACGAACTGCGCGCCATTGGCTATGCCGACCCGATTCCGGTCTGGGACGGTACGGCGTATCACACTGTGGAAACCAGCAACCCGGGCGCTCAGATCCTCGCTTACGCGCGAGGGATCGTTCGGGAGGGGCGCTTGCTGGGGGGCATGGCGCTCGATGAAGCGCAGATCGATGTTGAGTCGCTCAAAGCGTTCACCCTGCACTGCGCGTCGAACGGCTACGCGTACAACTTCTATATCAAGGACCCCCGAAACCACGAACAGGTGTTGTCGGCCATAGCCCTGGCTGGTTTCGGTCAAGTCACTTGGGCCGGCGGCCGGCTGGGCGTTGTCTGGGCTGCCCAGGACCAGCCGTTGTCCGGCGTGGTCAACATGGGCACGATCAAGAAGGGACAGTTCCAGATCGACTACAGCCTGAGCAACGCCGCTGACGGTATCGAATACACCTACGTCGATGGCGATACGTGGGAGACGAAGACCCTGCGCGTTCCTGCGCCTGGCGTGACCACCATGCTCAACCCGGCCCAAGTGTCGGGCGAAGGTGTAACCAGCGAGGCGCACGCAGCAGAGCTCGCAAGGTGGCACCTTGCCCAGTCGCTGTACCAGTACAAGGACATCAGCTACAGCACGGACATTGAGCACCTGAGCTACCAGCGTCTGTCCCTGCTGGCCCTGCAGCACGATATGACGCAGTGGGGGTTTGGTGGTCGGGTCGTCGGGGCGGTGAATGACGCTGGAACCGTCACCCTGGCCCTCGACGAGCCCGTGCCAGCGCCGACCAGCGGTGTTGCGTACATCGGGCTGCGAATTCCTGGCGAGCGGGTGTATCGGGTGCTGCGGGTCAAGCCATTCGCTGGTGAGTCGAGCACTATCGAGTTGCTGGACGGTTGGCCATCTGACGCCGCGCTGCCGGGTGGCGTTGCGGACAATCCTGCGCACGACACGTTGTGGATCTACGACTTCAAGCAGACGCCGGGTTTGCGCGTCCGCGTTGTTGGCATCGAGCCGGAGAGTGACCTCAAGGGCGCGAGTGTTCGGGTGGTGGCAGAAGGTCCCGAGTTCTGGGTGTACGTGAAGACGGGCAACTATGTGCCGTCCCCGAACGAATCGCAGTTGCCGACGCGGCCTGTCGCTTCAAACCTGCGCATTACCGAGCAGCAGATCGCACAGGGCAATACCCAGTTCACCGAGCTGACCGCCACGTTCGATATCACCGGCCCAGTCGGCCATGTGCTGGTGCTGGCCGCGGGCCCGAATCAGGAGCTGCAGGAAGTCACGCAAACGCAGACCCGGACGGCGACCTGGCGCATTCCACAGGCCGACGTGTACAGCATTGTGGTGCGCCCCTTCGCCCCCGATGGGACCGCGGGCGTAGCTGTGTCAGCTACCTACGCGACCGCAGGGGCAGACATCCCGCCGGTGCTGGTGGATCTGTTTGATGTGCAGGAGCTCAGCGGGGGTGTGCGCCTCTACACCTGGGGCTGGCTGGCCGAAACGATGCGCTCTGCGGACTTCGCGGGCGTTGAGATCCGCTACATTGCTGACCACGTCATCGCGCCTGATTGGGACGCGATGACCCCAATCGGCGACACCGGATATCACTCGGCTGCATTTGAGGCGGTGATGCCGGCGTCTGGCAAATGGACCTTTGCCTGCCGAAGCTGCAATACCAGTGGTGAGCTTTCCGTCGGTATGCGCATTATCCAGCGAACGCTCGGAAAGAACCTGGGGCAGAGCCTGGCGGACATCACGCTTGAGCAGGTCGCCCAGCAAGAAGCCATCGATGCCGCCCTTGCAGCGTCCCTCGCCGCCGAATTGAAGGCCGCCAAGTCGCTGGTACTGATGGGCGAGGAGTATGACGCGGCGAGCACGTACGTCTCGGGGGACGTTGTCTATTTCAACGGACGCATGTACCGCGCAAAGGCTGATGTTGAGATGGACACGCCGCCGCCGGACACGGATTACTGGGAGGATGTCGGCACCGTTACTGAGGCCCAGTCGAGCACGTCTCGGGCGGTCAGCCAATTGCGCACTGACGTTGACGAACAGGGCAACGAGTTCGCCGCCGCTATCGACCAAGTTGAAAGCGGCATGGCAAGCGTTACGAACGCTATCAAGGCTGTTGGTGGTGGTGGCAATTTGATTGCTAACGCCGACATGTCCGTTGACCTTTCGGGTTGGAATATTTCGTGGAATGACGGCGGTTGGCTTGGCCCAGCAAGGAACGCGGCAGGGGGTAACTACTATCCGCCAGGCGTTAACACCATATCGGCGTATCGTCCTGGTGTGACCGATCGCACTATGTACCTAGACATAGTGAACACAACACCTATTCCGGTGGCGGCAGGCAAAAGGTATTGTTTTTCAGCGTACATGAATCCGTCGCGCTGCTCCCAGCAAATATTCCTGGCATGGTTGGATGCTTCGGGCAATGTCATTTCGTACAGCCCTGCATCAGACTTTGTTAATCGTCACGGTGTGTCTTTACCCGGCAGCAACCTCGGTGTGAATTGGGTTCGAGGTAAGATAGTTGTTCTTGCTCCGACAAATGCGACCCGGGCACAACTAGTACTTAGAACAATGGCCGTCAGTGGGCAGGACACACCGTATCCGTTCTGGTGTCGCCCAATGTTCGAGGAAGTTGCACCATCGCAAGAGGAACCGTCCCCCTGGTCCATCGGTGGCCAGGAACAAGCGGCGTCCCAAACCGTAACGTTGGACGTGAACGGCTATATCAGCGGCACGCAGTCAATGAATGATGGAAAGCGCTCGTCGTTTTCAATCCTCGCGAATATCTTCCGTGTTATTAGCAGCGCAAGCAGTGGCCTTGAATGGCAGAACGGGTACTTGCGCGCTTACAGCGCCGGCATCCAACTCGTATTGGGTATTAACTTCGGTGCGGCGAGCAATCTGTGCTTCTGGTACGGGCCAAACGTCGGCGTGGGCAACTGCAACAAGTCCAATGGCACCATCTGGTTTGACAACACTGGTGGTGCCTACTTCGGCGGGTCGCTGTCCGCAGGCGTGAAGAAGAATGCGGTGCAGACAACGACCACGGTGACTGTCGGCACAGAGTTGGTGAATGGGCCCTTCGACACGAATGGCACCGTTCGCCAAGTAACGATCAGCTTCGGTCGCTCCACCAACTACGTCAGCAATGCTTTCGGTGCCGGTGGGTTTGTTGCCGGTGCTGGCGCAAACTCAGCATCTGTTGCGGTGTACCGGAAGATCGGCAACGCGGCAGAGACGCTGTGGCAAACCATGCCAGTCGGCGGGGGCATCAACATATTCAACGAGGGGGATGCCCCCGATCGTGCAACGGCCTATTGGTCGGGCTCGATGACAATCAACGACACGTCACCCGCTGCATCGACCGTTACCTATCGGGCGGTGATCACCGCCTTCGCATCCCAAGACATAAGCCACCCAGGCACGATCAACTCGATCACCACCACCCAAAATCTCTCGATCATCTCGGTGGAGAATTGATATGGAACCTCAGATGCAAGTAAGCGAAGCCGGCGACATTGAGCGTGTGTACGATCAACAGAACCGGGATGTTCTGATCGGCAGGCGGCTTGAGGTGCTCTTTGAGCCAAGTGTCGACGGCAGTCCTAGCTTCGACGGGAAGTTGATCTGGCATACCGAGTGGCAGCACTGGATGGGGGATGTTCTACGTGGCACATCCCTTGGGCCACGCATCGAGCGCACCATTGCGCAGGTGGCGGCAGGGGAGTTCGGCGGTGTGCCGGGGATGGATGTCATTGCCATGGTGAAAGCGGCATACGTGGCCCATGCATCTGAAGCGCTTGGCATTGGGGCCAGTCCGCTGGACACACTCCCTGTCGACGACGATAGTCAGGGTTAAACGAACCCCTGCAGGCTTCCCTCCGGCTTCACGCCCAGCTTCACTAGCCAAGTGGCCACCATTTCAATGATCGCCGTCTCGTCCTCAGGGTACTGATCTATAAGCCGCTCTTCGACCTCGTCGCAGGATGACCAAAAGCTCTCGGATTCGCCGTGTTGCTGCAGGGCGTGGCGGATCTCGTTGAATGCCAACTCGTAGTCAGAGGTCTGTTGGTTCATCAGGGTTGCTCGCTCGGATGCAGGCCAGAGCCTCGATTACGTCCCGGACCTGGTCGTGGAAGTGGTCCAGGTCCTCGACCGCCACTCGCGCCTCGATGACCTCGACTTCGCCGGCGACGATTTCCGCCAGATCGCCGGCATGGGCGGTTTCGGCCTCTGGCTTCAAGCGGGCGGCCATGTCCTGGACCCAGTGGTCCAGCTCTTCGCGGGTCATCTTGGTCATGCACGAATCCTATGCCTCGGGGGCGTTATGCTCCGGTCAAACGGAGGTGACGCGTGTGCTATTCAGCTCAGATCGAAGCCGACTACAAGAAGTTCGTCCGTGAATTTGGTGCCGTCGTGGATCTGGAAGTGTTCACACAGCTGTGGCTGCGTGACAACAACAAGACCCGCCGACCGAAAACGCCCAGGGCGCTGGACCTGTCATTTTTGCGCCCCGGTGACTCCAGCGTTGCCGCCATTGCCGCCGAGATTCGGGAATGGGACAACGAGGAAGTCGCACAGCTTGAGACCGACCTGACCAAGCAGACCGAGCGCCTGGCCGCCGCCGAGCAGAAGCTGGCCACCAAGCCCACGAAGACCGCGGCGAATGAGCAGCGGATTGCCGGCAACAAGATCGAGCAGATCAAGCGGAAGATCGCCGACCTGAAGCGCGCGAACCTGGAGGCGCGCGATTCCCGCATGTTCCCGGGCTACTACTGCCCGGTGTTGGTCAGCGAGGGCGGCAAGCTGGTCGTGAAACCGATGCGCTACCAGTGCCGGCCGGCTGGGAAGCCGGCGTTCTACGACGAGAAGTACCCGGGCACCTACAACGCGAGGCGCGACAAACTCGAAGGCTTTTGGAAGGGCCAGTTCGGGTACACGCACGGATTGATCGTGGCCAGCCGATTCTATGAGTGGGTCACGGTCGAAGGCGAAAGCAGGGAGCTTGAGTTCGTTCCGCGCACCGGGGAGGACATGCTCATCGCGTGCCTGTGGTCGCACTGGACCGACCCGAAGGGGCAAGAGGCGGATCTGCTGAGCTTTGCGGCGATTACCGACGAGCCAGAGCCGGAAGTAGCCGCCGCCGGCCATGACCGGACCATCATCAACATCAAGCCCGAGCACATCGAGGCCTGGCTCAACCCGGACCCAGCGAACCTATCCGCGCTCTACGCGATCTTCGACGATAAGCGGCACCCGTTCTACGAGCACAAGAGTGCGGCTTGAACGGTGGCGTGCTCAGTCCGGCTATTCTTCGGCTTGTTAGTCGGACCCAGCCAACCTAAGATCGAGCTGTACCAACGGGAAAGCCCGCCATACGGCCGTTTGTGGATAAGTCGTATAACCGGACCCACGGGTCCGTCTATTAGGTAATTAGGCCTTGATGGAAGCTTTACTGCCAGCTGTCTTTCTCCTATCAGGCTTGGTCACACTCCCGGCTTTCGCCATGTCCGCCTACTACTCGCGCACCTTCAACCGCTATTTGCGAATCGCTCATCCAGACATCTGGACTAAGATCGCTCCTGATCCAGCGACAGAGCCATCGGCTTCTGCTCCAGACGTTTTGTTCATAACAAAACGCAAGTACAGAGCCTTTGGCGACCCAAAACTCAACGCCCTGGGTGATCTGTGCTTCCGCTCCGGCTACTGGGCTGCCTCTGCATTTCTCGTGTTTGTTCTTTCTGGCGTCGCCTGTGCCACACTCAAGGCCTAACAGTTCATTCAAGTCGACGCCGCTTCGCGGCGCGGCTTAATTCCAGAGTTAGGTGCTATGGAGAGTTCTCAAACGTTCCCGACAAAGAGCATGGCCGTCTTATGCAGCTTGGCGCTACTCCCGGATGGCTCATTGAGGGTGGTACTCGATGACGCTCGTAAGGGCCAAGAACCCGGCGCTTGGGCATACGAAAGCTTGGTTACCTTCAAGGACTATTCACCTGGCACCCTTGAGGACTTGGCAACTCTCCCAGAGGAAGAACTGGCAAACTTTGGTCATTACGTGCTGGCCCGTCTGCTCGCTAGCAATGGGCTAAGCACCTAACAATTCATTCAAGCCGAGCCAGATTCGCGACAGCGCCTTGGTGTTGCAGCCCCGCCCATAGTCCCAGTTGCTGAGACGGCTCGCCGCCATGCTGGGTCATGCTTCCAACCCCGTACCACTGGCTTGATAACCCCGACACCTGCTACCTGTGCTTCAACTACGGGACCGTGGCGGTCCTAAGGCTGGAGGCGGGGAGGGTAGCTGGAACCCTCAACTGGCAAGGCCGGTCCTTCTGGTTCAAGGCCGGGTCCTACCGCCAGGGCAAGATGTGGGTTGAACGCTGGATCGCTGCACGGGGCAACGATCTGCCCAGCCGGCCGGTGAAGCCACGCCGTCGATCACGGGAGAAGATGGTGCTGCAGGCACTGATCAGCAAGCGGCCGGCGGCTGAGGTCAGGGTGCCCAGGTAAGGTTGGCGCAGCCCGGGGGCCCGCAACCAGCAGGTGCTGTACGCGATCTTCGACGACAAGCGGTATCCGTTCTACGAGCACAAGGTTGCGGCGTGACGCAGGCCTATGTGGCCGTTCGGCGCAACCTTTCTAATCTGAGATGCGATGAGCCCGGCATAAAGCCGGGCTCTTGGGTTGATCAGCCTACGATCAAGCTCCAGGGTATTTCGGAATTAGGGTACTTAAATCGAAACCCGTCATAGTCGGTTTGGACGGCAATCTGCCCGTGCTCATCTACCAACGTTTTCACTTCGACTTCCGAGATCGAGCGATTTCTGATCTTGATGCTGTCAACGCTGCCGGTATGGAGGCGTTTCCGCTGACTGGAAAGGACTTGAACTGAACGGCGCTGGCGGCCTGGCCCTTCCAGATACATCGCAAGTGATCCCATGACACAAATCTCCCTAATAAGTATCGGCATCGCCCCCGATTAGCTTCGGAGGATAGTGGGATAATTCCTTCACTTCCGTGAAAGGGAGGTCAAGCAGAGTTAGCGATAATTCAGCTGCGAGCAAACTTAGATGGCAGCACGGCGACACTTGAGCCGCGACATTGCCCCCTGGCGAAATACTCGTATCGATGCTTGCTATCAACGTAGGTCGATGAGGCGTAAGTTGAAGCGTCTTGGGAACTTGGCACGTACTACGAGGCGCCCGCAAGACTCATCCATATAAAAGCCCCTCCAAAAGAGGGGCCCCTAAGTTCGTTGCTGCCGAAAGCAGTTAGGTATCAGAATCGGCGTTGGCTGCCTGCAAAATTCCCAATGTCGCATTGACCAGCAAAGTTTGATGCGCCTTGGATGGTGATCTGGCCGGTGCGACGGTCGACATGAATCTTTGGCTTATTCATGCCGTTGAGGCGATATCCGGCAGTGATCAAGTCTGGTCCGACCACGAGGTTATCCAGCTCCCACCAGCCATGGTCACCGCCAGAATTGATCGGGGGAACTAAGCCCTGGCTCAAGTGAATCCGGCCATGGTCACCGTACAGCTCGATCTGTACGTCTCCGTTGAAGCCTTCCGTACTACTGTGGATGTTCTCACTAGTTTTCCACTTATGATCATCCTTGTCCCACGAGTAGGTGGGATCACTCTTAACTGTTGGTCGAGTTCCAGCGCCGTAACAGACAAGTACTAGCGATTGCGCATCACGACTAGTGGAGGTTGGAGATCGGGAATTGCTTTCCGATTGTCCTCCACAGTTGGCGGCTGGAACCGACTGAATCGAAGCGTATCGCCCGTCGACGGTGGCAACGGAGATGCACTGTGACGTCTTGGCCTTCCACCAGAACGTGAAGCGTCGGTCGCCAACTGTATTTGAATCGCGCACTTCGTATCCGCGGGAGAGGAGCTGGGTCTCTCCACCTGCGCCACGTGCATCGACAAGATCCGCTACGTCAGGTGGAGTCTCAGCGAACACAGGTGTGCTGGTCAACGCGATGGCAAGGCAGATTGGGAGCTTGAGGGTTCGCATTCGGGTATCGTCCTGATGGATGTGCGATCGGGAGGGCGAGAGTTTGTCCGCCGGCGTCATTGAATCGCGCCGCATGAAAATCCGCAATGCCCTCAGCAACCATCTGCCGATAAGAACAAGGGTTCGGCTGAAGAGCCCAGCGCCGCACGTGTTCAGCGATTCGCTACTGGCTGAGAATCCGGATAGATCTGATAGGGGCCGCTTACATGTGCCTTGTGAGCCACATGCAGCTGCATCCATTCATCGTTCGTCAGATACGTGAGGACTGTAAGGAGCTCTCCGTCCTAGTGTTTGTATCCATCTTTCAGCTTCTGAAGCTGTTCAGCAGAGGCCGTCATGCTCATGATTCTGTCAAGCACTGCCTCGATATTGTTTCGCAGCTCTGCCTCGTTGCGAGTTCCGCTTGCTGCAAGCAACATGCGCCTCGTAAGAATCTGTAGGGAGCGGAGCTTTTCAAGTCGTTGAGAGTAGGTCCAAGACTGAGATGCCATCGCCATCTCCAGTGCCAGATCATCGAACTCTGCACGCGCCTCATCGTAGTTCACGGTGTCACCTCGGGTGCTAAGAGCACCTGTCGTTCAACACCATAGACTCTTTCTATGTCGAAGATGTGAGGGTGGGTGTGCAGGGGGGCGGTTTACTTGCTGCCCTGCGATCTTTGCGCATACATAAGGATCATTTCCTCGTCCTCGGCAGCCGCTTTTACTGAGCTAGACCAACGGGTTACGGCACCTCTGTTGGCTATTAGATCAGCTAGTTCGGTGCAGAGACACTCGGAGCACGGCTGTCCGCCCGGACTACTTCTTCCACAGATTCGGCATGGTGCCATCGTGGTCTCCTGGGGAGGTCGCAGCTGATAGTTGATCCTGTTCATCAGCTCTTTGGCCTTTTGGGAGGGATTCATTTGGCACCTCAGTATTTAAAGAAAGAGCTGCGCCTTTCAGCGCAGCTCGGTCTACGGTTTAGCGATATGTCCTACTTTTGCTGCTTATGCTCTTCCTCGGTAGGGGCATCGTTGGCCGCAGCCTCTTTACGATCGCCATCATTCTTCTGAGTCTTCTCAGGGCCATCATCGGATGGCTTCTCAGCAGGAGGCGGCGAGGCAGTATTCATAGGGACGTTGTTCATTTATTACTCCAGTGCGATGAGGTCACCGCATTTGGAGTGTGCTCTTGATCATGTTAGCAGGAGATGCTTTTTTCGTGTCTCTCGATATCAAGGGCTCGCACTCAGCAATATGCCCCGACTCATACGTTGAGATCGGCGAGGCCTGTTTCCAACTTCTGAGACGGCGAAGGATCAGAATGGGCCATGCTTCCCAACGACTTCAAATGGGCCAAGGTCGCTGACTTCGAAAGCCAGCTGACCGCTATCTACGTCAACGACCTGGCTGTCTCCCGGCTGGTCGAACGGCTGGACGGGTCGTGGTTCGTCAACCTGGACTATCACCTGCCTCCACCAGACGGGGCTGTGCTGCATCCGCCGCGCAACTGCCGGAGCTACGAGACCGGCAGGGCAGGTTGCGAGGAATGGGTGCGGCGACACGAAGCCAAGCTGCGAGCCGAGACCGCTGAGATCGCGCTCAAGAAGTGGGGCCATAGGTAGTCCGACACGCCGGGGCTCGGCTGGCCCGTGAGGCGAGGGTGCAGAGCTAAGCTCAGCACTGCGGCGGAACGACAATTCGGACCGCAAATTATTCCTCGAGCTATTCCAGCAGGGACTGCCGAGCCAAGCTCGGCACTGTGAGGATTCGCTTGGAAGACGATCAGGTTGGCCGCCTGTTATCCTTTCCGCAATCCGATCACACGGCCTTGTCCTGCAAGGCTTTCGAAAGGTCAGTTTGGTGCGCTTTGCGGAACAGAAAACAGCCTGAAACCCTTGGTGCGTCTACATTTTTGTCCGGACTTAAAATCCGCCGGCCGCGAGGCCATGCCGGTTCGATTCCGGCTCCGGGCACCAGTTCGCAACCTCAGGGGATGGCATGAGCGCCGAGATCACCGCCGCGGCAGCGCCGCAGATTGCCATCATCGGGCTGGGCTATGTCGGCCTGCCATTGGCAGTCGAGTTCGGCAAGACGCTCGATACCCTGGGGTATGACATCGATACCGCCCGCGTTGCCGAGCTGCAGGCAGGACACGACCATACGCTGGAACTGGACGACATCGAGTTGAGTGCGGCGCTACATGCGCGCTATACCGCCGACAAGGCCGAGCTGGTCGCTCGCAATGTGTTCATCGTCACCGTGCCGACGCCGATCGACGCCTACGAGCAGCCGGATCTGGCCCCGCTGCGCAGTGCCAGTGCGTTGATCGCTGGTGTGCTCAAACGCGGTGATCTGGTGATCTACGAATCCACCGTGTATCCGGGTACCACTGAGGAAGTCTGCGTGCCCTTGCTGGAACAGGGTTCCGGGCTGCGTTTCAACGAAGATTTCTATTGCGGCTACAGCCCGGAACGGATCAATCCGGGTGACCGTCAGCGTCGCCTGCCGGATATCAGGAAAATCACCTCCGGTTCCACCCCAGAGGCCGCTGCGGTGGTGGATGCCTTGTACCGGCGCATCATCACCGCCGGCACCTGGCCGGCGTCGTCGTTGCGTGTGGCCGAGGCGGCCAAGGTGGTGGAGAACATCCAGCGTGATGTGAATATCGCACTGGTCAACGAGCTGGCGCTGATCTTCGACAAACTCGGCATCGATACCCTGGATGTATTGGAAGCAGCGGGCACCAAATGGAACTTCCTGCCGTTCCGGCCCGGCATGGTCGGTGGCCATTGCATTGGCGTTGATCCTTACTACCTGCTGCATAAATCCGAGAGCGTGGGTTACCACCCGGATCTGATCCATACCGCGCGGCAGGTCAACAACCGTGTGGTGGCGCATGTGGTCAGCCGCGTGCGCGGCTTGCTTGAAGAACGGAACAAGCCGCTGCAGAAGGCGCGCGTGCTGGTGCTTGGGGTGACCTTCAAGGAGGATTGCCCGGACCTGCGCAACAGCCGCGGGCTGGACCTGGTACAGATGCTGGCCGCGGCCGGCGCGCAGGTGGATGCCTTTGATCCCTGGGCCGATCCGCGCAGTGCGCATGACATGGGCGATGTGGAACTGGTGAAGGCACCGAAGCGGGGTGTTTATGATGCGGTGGTGTTGGCCGTGGCGCATCAACAGTTCCGTGCCTTCGACGAAGCGCAGATCCGTGCCCTCGGTGTGCCGGACATGGTGGTCTACGATGTGAAATCAGCCTGGCCGAGGCAGCTGGTGGACGACCGGTTGTAG